TGTCCTCATGAGATCCATAAAATTCTCAGACCCCACGTCTCGCCATTTAAAGGCCGACACGATTCGTTCGGGAGTTATTACTTTACCCGCGAACTCTGTTAGCCCGGTAGAAACGATTGATTTATCCGGGTTATGAGGACATCCAAGAAGTTTCAGTGTCTCGATATAACGACCATAAAGCGGTTCATTTAAGATGATAACATCATCACCCAACACAAAGAAAGCATTGGGTTTACCACTAGAAAGGAGGTGTAAGAGAACACCGTGTGTCAAGGCGAACGAAGGAAAGCTAGGGTATAACCCCATAGGCTGACCGTTAGTCCACTGTACTTTTAGTCCCAGTTTCTTATTCGTCCAATCGGACCTTGACAACTCCTCAAAAAGTTCAATGTCAGGGATATCTCCGAAGAGAGATCGCAAGACAGAAACCTGCAGACTTAAAGGAAAATAGTCTGTGGCAGCGGAAAGATCTACAGCAAAACACTTTCCACCCTTTCTAAGGTGTTCTTGTACTACTGCATAGGGCTTATCTTGATCAAATGTGCAGTCCCAAGGTAAATCGGATAAGGCTGAAAATAAAGCCGAACCCAGAGGTTGCAAAGCCATCTGGTGTATCCGGTAGGGAGATGCAATCCAACGTACTTTCCAGCCACCGTCCTTGGTTAAGGGAACGATGGAACCAGCATCAACCTTCATAAATGGAGGTCTCAGCCTACTATGAACGGTTTCAAAAGGACCGTATTCAGACAGGTGGAAAGACTGCCCGCTTAAGCCTTGCAAGGGCTCACATAGGGAAAGATTTGAAATACCTTCCAATACCCGACTGTAAACGGGATAGTGACGGTTCAGGAAAAACAAATGGTATGGATCTTTCATCCACTCCAATTCCTGTTCCAAGTTATCGTGTTGACTAACCGATTGAGACCCAAAAATCGGGGCCTTGGTCTTCACTTTACCACGGAAGGTGAGTAGGGGTTGTGGTTGCCCTAACTCCAATTTTCCAATAATTTTCTGTGCGTGGTGAGCAACATCACTACAGATTCTTCCAGGAATGGAAACCCTGGGGCTCTCTATAATGGCCACTTGTTTCCGAATATGCTCTTCAGTAGGGCCTGAGGGGATGAAACTGCTATAGTACATCAAGCAGTTCAGCACGGTCTCAAAGCACTTCAGAGATTGCGCAGCATATTTCTTAAGATAACCAAACACACCAAACCAACCACCGTTGCGGTTCTTGCGAACCCACGTCAGCGGCTCCATTCCGGCTTGTAACCGAATTAGATCCTGTTTAAGGGATTT